GGACCCCCTTTTTAAGTTTATGAGCCCGCGTGTTTCTTCTTCGAGTTCTCGAATCGCACACCGAAGTGGATTATAGACCTCGCGTCGGCGACACCCGCCTGTGACAAACGTCCACTCTCTGTACCGTTTGTCGTGCACGATCAAAAAGTGCTGAATATCATTCACTTTGCTCATCGGTATTGCGATCGCTTTGTGCCGCTCTCGAAGGACGGGGTCCATCTACTGATGTTTCTGGGGCAAAAAATTTAGTGAGATTTCCCGTGCGCGGGTTATACGAAGCCATAAATATGAGGCACGCAATGATAACCATGAAGATCCAATGCATTTTCTAATATACTTCCGAGTTTTATCCTACGCTTAGTTGGCGTAGAGAATCGAGCCCAGGCCGTTCTGGATACGGAAGATGTTGTAGTTGACGGCATACAGGTAAGGCACGGGGTACGCGCTCGTGATGTTGGTGTTGTACAGACCCAGAACACCGTTGGGCAGGGTCGGGGGCACGACGAGACGGAAGGTGTCCAGGCGAGAGAAGTTCAGGGTGCCCGTAGGCTGGAGCTTGGACGTGTCCAGGCAGTAAGAAATGATGGCCACGTTAGCCACGCTGTTGTTGTGCACGTAGCCGTAAGGGGTGTTGTAATACTGGGGCACGTCCACAAAGTGGGTCAGGGCCCGAGAGTCTCCCACGTCCACACCGTTCACCTGGGTCTTGAGCTGGTAATTGGAGGCGGTCAGGGAGCCCACGCCGTTCGCGTAAATCTGGGCATAGTTGACACAAGGGAAGGCCAGGAACTTGACGGGCTGGGCCAGGGCCAACTCCTGGACGGGGTTGTTGCCGAGCACGACACGCTGCACCTGAGTGATGAGCATATCGTAGGTTGGCGTCTTGGCGAACCAGTCGCGCTCAGACTGGTCCAGGTACACAAAGTTGGTCCAGGCCTGGTACTGGAGAGAGCTGTAGGTGGTGGCAGTCTGGGCCGTACCGGTGAAGAAAGAGATGGTCAGACCAGCAGGCACTGGCGCAGTAACCTGGGATGGGAAGCTCACGGTGATGCTGGTGGCGCTGTTCACGTTCGACACGTAGACTGGGCCGGTGAATGGCAGACCCGCCACGTACTGGCCGATCTGGATACCTCCCTGGCTCAGAGGGCTCACGACCTGGCCGATGCTCAGAGTGTTCGAGGTCACGGCGGCCGTACCCGCGGCTTGGAGCAGGGGAATCTGGGTCGAGGCCACTGGGGCGTACAGGTTAGCCGTCTGGCCCAGACCAAACTGGGACGAGATGTTGCTTGCGGCGCTGTTGGCGAAAGCCACAACCACGTTGGAGAAGTAGCCCTGGCCAGACACGGGGGTGAAGGCGTTCGAGAAGGACTGAACGACTGCCACGTTGGTCTGCAGATTGCTCGTGGCGGCGACGACCAGCATACCTGGGAACAGGGGACCGGTGGTCTGAGCGATCAGAACGTTCGCCACGTTCGAGGACAGAACCACGTCAGAGGTCAGGTTAGCAGTTGCCTGGGGCTGGGCAGAGAGCACTGGGGTGGTGGTGTTGCCGATGGTGATGGTCTGGCTCAGGTATGGAGACCAGGTGATGCGGACCTCCACATCGTGGAACTGCAGACCAATCAGGGGCAGACACACGGACCAGTCCTTGCAGAAGAAGAACTTGAGGGGCAGGAAGGAGTTCTTCTGGTTATTGAAGGTGGTGCTATTCAGGTTCAGGTACCGCTGAGAGTAGCTCTGGGCACCGGTGATGGGCTCGATGTCGGTCATGTACTCGATATCCTGGGTGTCCACAATCTGGCCGCCAATCAGGAGCTCGACCTTGTCGATAATCTTGGTCCAGTCTGGGTTCACATAAGCTGCACCGTTGTTATCGCGAATGTTCAGGTACACGTAGCTCAGCAGGTCACCCTTCTTCTCGAAGCGGATGGTGGAGATGCCACCGGCGATGGGCTGACCCTGAATCACCTGGCGCTCCACAGAGTTGGCGTAGTGCGTATAGCGCTTGTAGTTGGACCGGTAAAAGGAAACCTCGGGCTTGCCGGTCAGCCAAGCGTCCTGAGGGCCGACGGCGACGAGTTGAACAACACCTCCCGACATTTAGTACTAACCCATATTTTTTTGCCGTGTCTTAGTTCACAGAAACCGTGTTAAAAGGCAAAGTGCCCATGGCTTGGTCGGCTTTCTTTGGGTCGGCCAGAGAGTACGCCAAAGGATTCTTTTCGAGCTGCTGGATGGCAATGTCCAAAAATCCATTTGAAGCACGTGGATTGGGGTTCGCCTTGAACTCGTTGAGTGGGTCGTCGAACTCTGGGGGCAGGGTACCACGGCCCTGGTTTGTTCCGGTGATGGCCATAGGCCCTGGCTGCACGGGCTCGGACTCGATGCGGAGCTGCGTCGCCGCGCCCACCTGGTTGACGGGGTCGTTGCGAACATTCATACGAGCACCGTTTGCGGCCCGATCGGGCTTGGTACGGTACCCAGATGACCGGGTCAAAGGGAGACCCGTGTACGACCCGTCGGCGGCCGCGTATGGCTGTTGCACATTGTACTGCGGAGGACCGTCTGAGAGCGTGTCCGTACGCAAGCCCGTCTCCCCACGAATCGTTGGTTTCTTGGTCTTGAGGAAGTTCGGGCGACCCTCTGGGGCGACGAGGGCGCTCTGAGCGCCGCCGCCACCGTAGGCTCCTGGGTCTCGGTAGGCCGTCTTTGTCTGGGCCGCCTGGTGCGTAATGTCTCCGATGTATGCGGCCCCTCCGTTCTTGACGACGGGGTTGGCGGGGCCCGATCGTCCTTCGAGCGTCGTCAAACGCTCCTCGTTGATATTTGTAGGCAGAGCACGGAAGTAGTCGTGGAACCCACCGGCCGCAAGCACATCCGGGCCGACGCCGAGACCTGGACCGATGCGCATAGGCTGCTCGAGAGGAGACAGGTTGTTTTGCTTATTTGTAATGTATTGACGGTTGTACAGATCATAGACGGGCTGACCGTAAGGGAAGCGCGAGTTGGTCGGAGTCACGTCCTGGAGGTTCGGGACGGCATCCTTGGGTTGGAGGCGCCAGTCGTTAATACGGCGTCCAAAGTCCGGATTTGTGTTCCGGAGATCGAAAGCATCTGCGCGGTGCCCAACTGAATCTGCCATCATATCTATATCACGACGGGTCAGGGGGGCTTGGGGTTTCGTGGTTGACGGTTTTTGTGACGGTTCCTTTCCTTCGGCAATCGTCTTACCAGCAAACACAAGACCAACAACGGCGGCCAAAGCCAACGGGTCCATTATTACTATTATACATCTTTTTTTAAAGAGACCGAGTCCAACGGACTCGTGATGCAAGGCGGGAACACAATAAGTCCTGCAGACTTATTGGGGCTTTAACGCCCCCACGTCTTGACGCCCTTGGTGTAATAACGCTGGGCAAAACGGTCATTCTGGTACTCGCCAAAGGTGTTGATGGGATTCCAATCGATGACGCGCAGAGGCAGGGTCACGTACGTGTTGGGGAAGTCATAGGTCTGCTCGGACCATCCCTTCTTCCAAGAGGTCGTAGGCTCCTCGCGGAGGCTGCTTTCAACATTCGTCTTGTCCTCGAGAACAACCTGGGCTGGGCCATACCACACACCCTTCTCGTTCACGAGTGGCAAGTAGCTAAACTGTGGCATTATTAATGTAATCGCATATTTAATTTTAACGTCCGTTTCCAGCCTCCATCTGCACACGCTCTGGGAAGGCAGAGTAGAACCGGTCTGGATTGCAGGATGCGCCACCCTGGTCGTGACACTTGGCAGCGAAGGGCTTGCCATATGCGGCCTGCGCAAAACCCGTCTGGTCGTTTGGAATTGTGCTTGAAGGCATTGTGTAGAAATTGCGCTCGGCATCACGCTGACGCTCAAAAGGGTGAATCTGACTCCAGACCTGCTGGACCTGGCCCCGTATGCTTGGGTACCACGCGGCAGCAGGGCGGTCTGGATTGTCCGCGTAGTCACTCAAAAGAACGTTCCCCATGGAATTCTCAGTCGTTGGAAGCGTCACATCTGGACGGAACGCGGTGGAGTACCTCCCGTCTCCGATTGTTGTACGGAGCTTTCCATCTTTAATCATGTTTGTGGTCCACATGTAGTACAAGATGGCGAGAGCCACCCCGCCAAGTGCAAAGATGCGAGGGTCGCGGTTGATAATGTATACGATGCACACGGCGTAAAGAATAAAGCGGGTCGTTGCAGAAGCGCGCTGATCGGCCGTCTGTGCCGCTGTGGGCCAAAAGGTCAGTAGGTCGCTTGACTTGAAGACTTCTTTGGGATCCATTCCTTTCTTCTACTTGCGGAGATTCTTTTTCTTTTTGCCTGAAGGAGGGAGGGCGGCTCGGGCGGGTGGCGCCCCGCCCCCGAGCAGGGCCGCGAAAGGGTTACCCGCACCGCCGCTACCCATCATCTGACTCAGCATACTGTTCACGCCAGCCATGAGTGCCGCCTCATCCGGCTGACCGTTCGGACCAAGCTTCATATTCTTCGCACAGTTCTCGGCAGCCGCCTCGATGGCACTGAGCGTTTCCGGGGGAAACATACTCAAGGTCGTCGCAATCATATACAGAGATGTAAGGTACTGCCAAATAGCGTTCTTTGTATTGTCCGAACAATCCTCACGCTTCCAAACCGCGTGAAGGTTCAGGCTCTTTGCAAACTCATTCTGGTCACTGAAAAACGACTCGTCACGTGCCGTGAGTTGGCCGGCCCATGGCGCAACCTGTTTCATAAAGGTCTTGCACTCTGGACCAGTCTTTGCTGGCTCATCGGGGAACACGGTACTGAGCTCCCCGAGGAACTGAGACATCATCTCATCAAAAGCTTTTACGGTGGTCATCTACTCAAGTTTAAGGATACTGTCCTTAAGTTAAAAAGGTTCCTTCAAAACTGGCCCGGAATCACCCTGACCTTTACTGACTATGAAATAGACGAGGACACCAACGAGAAAAGCTGGCTTGAAGTAGTCTGAGTTTTTCAATTTTCCTTCATTATTGAGTTTTGACCTGATGAGTATGTACCCGACGACTATGCACATTGCTATAACGGCCGCACTCGTGGGTTCACGAAAGTACTGATCCATGTTCTATTATTTATGTATGGTTTAATTTTTGAATTTTCGCGGGCGCATCTGGAAACAGGGACTCGCCCTCATCTTCGTTCGCTGGGGGCGTGGTTCCTGGAACGCTTGGCGGGGTCAGAGAGTTGTTCACGGTCACGGCTGTATCGACCCCTCCTGGAGTCTTTCCAAACTCCATGTTCCCTGTATTTTGGGGAAGAGTGTCGATGTTTTCACTCTCCGGGGGCACATCATCAGCTAAATCGGGTACGTCCTCGTCATCTTCCGGGTCCTCGTCCTCGTGGTCCATATCCAAGTCCTCCCCGGCGGCGGGCAGAGGCAAGTACGTGTTGAGAATCTCGGCCGTTGGGACGAGGTCCTCAATAACGACGCAAATTCTCTTATGGAACCGCTCATTCAAATTATTGTTCCGTTCCTCCTCGGACTTGTTGTCCACGATGATACTGGGGTTTTCATACAGGTCCTTAGCACACGCCTCGTAGCACCGCTGGACAAAGACATCGTTTGCGGGGAGCTTGATACTGATCTTTTTGGACTTTTTGTCAGTCCGAATCGCACTCAGAATCTTGACATGAATCACAAAGACGGCCGCCAGAAGATTGGGGAACAAGGACTGGTTCTTGATGATGGCCTCTGTATTTTTGAGTGAAATTGAAGAGTTCCATGTCTTGACGCCCCGAAGGAGCTCCTGAAACACACGCGTGGTGTTCTTGCCCTGAGACTCCTTCTTGGCCTCGAGCCAAATCTCCCAGAAAGCTTCTATCATCACGGGAATCATAGCATCACAGAGCTTCTTGGTGAACCGCCGCTCCGACTCGTTCAGCAAGTCCATGTACTATGTCAAAAGAAAATCTAGATTCATATAAATATGCACACCGCGGAGCGTGTTGCCCTATGGGTCATCATCGCCCTCATCGTCTTTTTCCTTTTTTTCAAGCAAACTTCCGGGTTCACAAATAGGCAAATGAATCTCATGTCGCTGGCCGAGTTCAAGGGTGTTCCTCAGCCCCTGAAAGATGCGTACGTCCAGAACATGTCTCCAATTGTAGATGCTTTGTCGGAAAAGATTACCAAGGAATGGAATGGTATAAATCCTATGGATCAGCAAAAAGCACTTGCTCAACTTGCTGGAATGTCTCAGCAGATTGTTGCAAACATTAAACAGGCGCCGAATCTCGCGGCCGCTGTGAACCCGGGGACGCACGCAAATGTGCCAGCTCCGCCAGCTATGCCCGTGTCTGTGCCCGCACCACAACCAATGAAGATTTAGTGCCTCTTCGTGATGCGCAGTTTCTCGGCCGTCTTTTTGAGGTTGACAAGACTCGGGAGGTACACCCCTGGGTCAACCTCTTCCTTTTCCATTTCAGAATCGAGTGCCGCAGCTTTGGTCCACTGAACACGTATATCCAATGGTCCAATGAGGTTCACGATGTACCCGAGTCTTTGGAGTTGGCGACACATGTACCCTACAGTCGTTGGAAGATCGTATCGAGGAAAGCCAACGACAAACGGGGGTACGGTCAATATCGCATCCCGACTCCCAAGGTCCGAAGCCACCTTAATTTTACGACAAAATTGCTCAAGAAGGGCACGGTAGTACTCTTTTTTCGCAAGGTCACGCTTCTTTTCAGAAGCGACGAGTTGTTTGGCTGACAAAGCCATCTATTCTATTCGTTTAATTTTGAGAGGGAACCTCTACGCGCCTTTAGGACCTCGAGAGAGCTATGGTCCTTTCAGGACCTCGACTGCAGGTTGGTCTGAGTCACCGTCATCCCCTGATTGTATGCGGTCGTCATGTTATTGAGGTTTGGCTGCGGCTTCTGATTCTTGTAGCCCTGAAGAGCCCCCTTGAACTGGGCATCGAGGTTGGCCGTCACTTCAGTCCACGTTTGGTACTTGTCTGGCTTGTACCCATAGGTCGGATCAACAGTTGACGAGTCTCCAATATTTAGTATATCAACGGACCCGTCGTTATTGACCTTTGCGCTTATATCATACTGGGTTCCCAGGAAGTGCTTGGTATCAAAGAACAAGATGCGAGAGTTGTAGCTCCCATCGGGCTGGATGTTCACAAACAAGGTATCTATGGGGGCCATGTTGGGTTTCATAGACTGGACCTTCTCGATGATTGCCTGAACGATCAGGGGAGGGACGGGGGCTGTAAGGTTCACGTCTCCTGCGGCGTACTCGGACTTTGGGGTCTGTTTGTTCCATATGAAAAAAAGTATCAGTATGACGAGTGCCAGAACCACGAGATTCTTCATTACTCTACGCAAACAAAAAAGGTGCGGGAACTGCGTTCCCTTCCGCCCCCAAAAACCCTCAACCTAGAGTAGATGGCACTTCTGGTCTACTCAGATAAGTGCAAGTATTCACAGGAAATTATAGGTTTCATCAAGACTCAGCCGGCCCTGATTGAGATTATAAGGTTCCATAACGTCTCGACGAATGGGGTCCCTTCCAAGAAGATTACGCGAGTTCCGACTCTTGTGACAAATGAGGGTAAAATGTGTGTTGGTGCTGAAGTCAAGGCGTGGCTCGAGTCTATGGTCCCGACGGATTTCGAGTCCTGGGACTGCAGTGGAGACTTTTGTCAAAATCTGGACGGGTCTGAAACCCCCAGTCTTTTTGAACTCGACAAGTACGGAGAGTCTCTTCAACCTATACTGACACCCGAGCTCGAGGCTAAAATTTCAATGAATATTACGGACGCTTACCAGGCAAAGAGGTCCGGTTGAGTGTGATAAAGGGATAACGCACTTTGAAATATAAGATGCATTTTCGCACAATTCAGGCTTCGGCTATAAAGTCTGTATTTGAGGTTCTCAAGGATATCATCAATGATGTGAATGTATACTTTACACCTAAAGGTATTCACATCTTGACCCTGGACACTGCCCGTGTGACCCTGGTCCATATGGAGCTGGGTTCTGAAAACTTCGAGGAGTACGAGTGTTCGGCAGATATCATCGCTGGCCTGAACATGGCCAACGTGTACAAGCTCCTCAAGTCTGTGACTGGGCAAGACACCTTGTTTGTTCGCATCGAGGGTCGGGACTATATGGAGATTTTCATAGAGAATCCTGACAAAAAGTCGTCGACAAGTTTCAAGCTCAAACTCCTGGACATTAATGAGGACATACTTGAGCTCCCTGACATTCAAATGAATGTCGTGACGACCTTGCCCTCCATAGATTTCCAGCGCATCACGAGGGACATGGGAAACCTCGCGACCGAGATGGACATCATCCGGGAGGGCAACAAGCTCGAGCTCAGCTGCCGGGGTGACTTTGCTGACCAAAAGACGGTCATCGAGTTTCCCGATACTGTCAAGCGGACCGGAAGTACATTCAGTCTCAAGTACATTAACCTATTTACCAAGGCGACAAATATGTGTTCGAGTGTCCAGCTCCTTCAAGACTCTGAGAATGAGAACATGCCGATTATCTTTCGGTACACAATTGCAAACTTAGGTGATCTTCGGTTCTACTTGGCACCAAAAATTGAAGCTTAAAATTAAAAAGTATAAATTATAGAACGTATGGAGGCCAGGTACGAAGAAAGGATACGTGCGTGTACAACAGAGGCTGAACTGGCCGAGTATCTTCTTTCGTGTGTTCCCGTCATTAAGGAATATACGAGTGAAGTTGAGAGTGGGGGTGGCGGGGCATCGACCAAAAAGGTTGCGGGTGTACAGATATCTGCCCGAAAGGGCGTGCAGAGAAACGATATATATAAGAAGTATCTCAAAGAGGTTGAGGGTCAAGATGATTTTAAGAAGAAAGATTTTCACGACGCACCCTGTCCCCAATGTGGTTCGGTATATTCTCGAGTCTTTGATGAAGTGGCATCCGAGGAAATTTGTAGGGAGTGCGGGGCCGTCGAGTACATTTTGGGCGACGAGGTGGGGTTCAAAGAGGAACAGGAAATTGAGAAACACATTGTATACTCGTACAAACGTGAGAATCACTTTAACGAATGGATAAGTCAGTTTCAAGCCAAGGAATCAACGACGGTTCCAGAGGATGTTATTTCTAAATTGAGAACAGAGTTTCGGAAACAAAAGGTCAAGGACCTTGCGGAGATTACACATGAAAAGGTCAAGGCTCTTTTGAAGAAACTCGGGTACGCAAAGTACTATGAGCACGTTCCATATATAGCAACTATAGTTAGCGGCATCACTCCTCCAACGATGCCTCAAGAGCTTGAACACAAATTAAGACTCATGTTTCATGCCATACAAGCACCGTTCGAGAAGCACAAACCGGCGAACCGTAAAAACTTTTTATCGTACTCATTTGTTTTGTACAAGATGAGTGAGCTCCTTGGGGAGGACCAGTATCTCCCCTGTTTCCCACTCTTGAAGAGCCGTGAAAAGTTGTATGTCCAAGACCAAATTTGGAAGAAAATTTGTGACGAGTTGAAATGGCAGTTTATTCCGACGGTGTGAGTGGTGCCCCCTCGAGGCTCGGCTCCACTGTGGATGACGGGACAGGGTCGGTGTTGAGTTCGATCCGCTCAAACTCAAGGGAACCCAATTTATCTGGAAAATTGATCAGGTACCCCACCTCGAGACCGAGGAGACGGAGGTAGTTTCGGGTCTGAACCCGGTACGTCTCGTTGAGCTTGCTCACAGCCTTGAGTTCCACAACGACCTCGCGGTCGATGATGAGGTCCGCACGTATGTGTCCGACATTTTGCTCCTTGTAATACACGGGGACGATGCGTTCCGTCTCATAGGGGATCTGACGCTTACGGAGAGCCACCTCGAACGCACAGTGGTACACGGACTCGCTGTACCCGGGACCGAGTGAAGACCAAATATCATCAGAAATAATTCGAAGGCGATCCTCCATTAAAAGATACACGTCCGTCTCTTTTAAGGGAAGAAAGATGCTTTGGCCTCAACATGTGTTTTGTGCCCAACTCGTGTTTGGGGCTGTTTCGTGGCGCGACGCCTTTTGGTCCATAGCCCCGGACCTCCCCATGATTCTTCTGGTTCCCTGGCCCGTTCCATGGTCTCTCATACAAGACTGGTGGGCCTACTCAGTCTTGTACAAGGCTCCTCATTCCTTTTTTTCTCTAATTTTGATCCAAAATTCAAGGGCTCGAAAAATATACGCCTTACATATCCTCCTTGATATATTGAGTCATACAGGTCCATGGTCTATTGAACCTTTTTGGCCTTTAGGAGGTCCTGTGTCTGGTATCGGGGACGCTATCGTGTGGGTCTAAACAAAACGGCGCAGGCGTGCTTGGCGTCTTGCGGCATTGTTTGCAGGCGAGGATCGTGTGAACACGGTCATTCGACGCTGATTGGCCTGACGTGGCGCCTGACGCTGATTGGCCTGGCGTGGAGATTGGCGCTGATTGGCTTGACGTGGCGCCTGACGCTGATTGGTACCGTTTGTTATCGCAAGAGGAACGCCCGCCTGCCGAGCTGCAGCTGGAAGGAGCTGTCGACGTGAAAGAGACGATATTTTCATTTTTTCCAAAACATCATTGGAAATGTCTCTCACAGCGATGAGTGAAGAACTTCGGAGAGACGCGAGAAGAGTTGAAATCATTGCGACTATTACCTGGCGCATTTGTTCGGCACTTTCTTGTGTCCGGCCAGTTAGTTTAGAAACCCAACTCTGATTGTATTGGTTGAGGCTGGTAACGAGGTTTTTAAGCTGTGAACGCGAATAATAAGCAAGTGCAAACGTAGACCCTGCAACCGGTATGTTTGCCAAAGTAAAACCTTTACCTGATGATAATTTACTCCATACCATGGAAGTTATAGTAATCGCGGTTGCTTCTATACCTTTTGTGTACCCGTAAAAGTAAGTTTGTACAATGTATACGAATTTTGTAGCCAAAGTTAACAAATATGTACGCACTTTAAGAGCGTCATTTGGTGACATGTCATTGATGTACTCCGTAAGGTAATACACAGCGCACAACTGAACGGTAAGGAGTATAATTCGAGACAAAATAGGGTAAGACCATGAAGGGACTTTGTTCTGCTGATTCGGGTTTCTCCGACCTCCATACACGTTCACCCCGTTTCCATTCTGATTATTATTCGACATTTATGTTTACAAAGAAATTAGTATCGCCTCTTCGCTGAAGGCTCGTTGGCGTTTCGACGCAGTGACACGGTGTTCTTTGGACGTTTCCAGAGAGACTGTGCGAGGCTCTCCTCGTGACGTTGCATAGTCCTTCGTGTGTTGTTATTCGTTGTGCCACGACACGCGATGATAAAGTAGACACCTGGGCGAGTCAATATGTTCGACAAGTGAACTTTCGAGTTTGTAAAAGACTTGGAATGGTGCTTGAGGCTCTTGACCCCGAGGAAGATGTTTGTGTACGGGTCGGGATCCTTGTACTCCAGTTCCAAGTCTACGATAGGGTCTCCTGGAAGGTAAATACGCGGATTTTGCGAGTAAAAATAGCGAAGAGCTTGAGGGAGACGACTTATAGGAATTCTGTGTCGAATAAACTCCTTTGTAAGACGGATGTTTCGGTGAAGATCATGGAACGTGGGGTGATAGATGATGTTTTTAGAAAGAGGGAATCCGGGAACAGCTACGAGAGAAACATACACGCCTTCGGGGACTGGAAAGTGTCGAAGGCGTGAAGGGTCCGTGTACTTACCATGTGCTATCGACCACTTGATATTGGTGTTTGGTCGCATGGCATAGTTTTGAAAACGTTGGAGTTTGGTCTGACTCATACTAATTTACATCAAGAATTTAACGCCGTCCGAACATCTTGGAGTACTTGCTGTGGACCCACCGAGCGTCCGCCTTGTAGATGCGAGACGCGCGGGGCAGAGTCCGCTTGGTCAACGTGCTGATGGCGATGAGACGGCGGATGACGGCGTGGGGGTCCTCGTGGCCCTTGGTCACCGCCTTGACAAGCGCCTTGTGGCGGTTGGTAGGGGCCTCGACGGGGTGGTAGTGGTACCGGGTCAACATACCCGCCTTGAGTGGGCCAATCACCTTGGGGCCCTTGCCGATCGCACCCACGTCCTTGGTAGGCACGGGACGCACGCGGGTCACTCCCGCCTTGCGGGTGTACCGGTAGGTCGTTCCATCCTTGCGGCGGACCGTGATGGTCTTACGCTTCCGGTGCTGAACATAACCGGACCGAATGATGGTGCGCATTGTGTTACTTTTAGTAGGGAAAAAAGTCCTACCGGACCTGCTCGTATCCCCTGAGAAACAACTTGAGCTTGGCGTCGTTCGACGCACCGAAATCAAACATTTCATCACCGGGAAGTTCAATGTCCATGGACGGAAAGTCATACGTATGCCTCAATTTCATTGTAGAATAGAGAATACTTATAGCGTACGTCTTAAGGTCCTTGACCTTTTCGAGTCTGTTCCATGCAAGTTTCATGGCGAGTGCCTCCTGTCCAAGAAAAGGTCCACCGGGAATAACTTCGGCTGCACCACCATCTATATAGTTCCATCCATCCTTCAATTTTACACTCGAAAAGAGGAAGGGTATAGCGACCGAGGCGCACACGGCGTCCAGAACGCTCATGGATGGCGTCGTATCGACAGAAAAGTACACCGTCTTCATAAAGTCCACGCAATAAGCCGATACGTAGAGCTTTACGGGGTACAAGTCATAGAGTTCCTGGAAGGTCACGTCGGGTTTTTCTACAAAAAACTCACACGCACCGACAAGTACTTTTCGAATTTTTGTATATGGAACGAGCCCATAATCTTTCAACAAAGACTTGATATTTGGTTTCATAATTTGGTTCAGGGGAACGCCCAGGGCAAAGTCAAGGACCTTTGTTGGGTCTCCTTTTGCCAAGCAGAAAAGCATTCCAAGAAGTGCACCTGCCGATGCACCCGAAATAGCCTCGAGATCATCGAATTGACCTTCCCTTTTGAGTCGTGAAATGACCCCAAGGTACATAAAGAACCCCATAGCACCTGGGCCTATGATGAGATTTTTCATACTCTAGTAGAACTGGGGAAAGAAACCTCGCGTACTTGCCCACACGATCGAAAAGACCAGTGTGTGAACCATAATGGGAACGATACCAGTGTGCCCTGAAAAGAATATGGGTCCTCCGTTGGGAGGCAAGGTCAGGATCACACCGGGTGTCAAGAGAACAAAGAGGAGGGCCGGGACAATCAAGTCCGCCGGGGTCAATGTGAATTTGAAAACAAAATGGATGATTGCCCATGACAGAAGAGCCAAGACCAAGGCATGGAACATAACCTGTATCAAAAGTCCAGAGCCTGGTGGAAGGCTGAGCAAAAGCCCTGGACTCAAGAGAGCAAAAAGGATGGTCGGCACGAGGACTTTTGGCCCTGTGATGTCGATCATTTATATAAAGCTATATAATTTGAGCCCGAAGGGCTCCCTTATATAACTTTGTTACCGCGGAGCGCCACGACCACTGCGTGGTCGGTTCAAGTGAGCGCCCGCAGATAGTGCTGGGACCACCCGTAAAACTGGTCTTCCCATACGCGGTCATCAATAGTCTCGATACTTGAGATTTCGTTCCACAGACGCCTGTGTACCGGGTTCGGCTCCAAATCCGAGTGCCATCTCCAAGGCGTCATAACAAAGTCAACAAATTGAGAGTACTTGACAAGGTGCGTCAAATAGTTCCGCTGGAGCTCGTCGTAGATGATCATCCACGCATCCAAGAGGTCTTCGGAGTAAACTGCTTGCCAATCCTCTGGGTCCAATTGAGAATCAAACTCGTCGGGGTCCTCGTCCGAGTTCCATACCTGCTCGTACTGATAGGCATCACGCGAATATTCGTCATTAACGCCCATTTTTACTTGTATATTCAAGGCACCAGTTCCTTAAGTCCTGTCACGGACACGGAAGCCGTCTCCTTGGTCGGAGCCGAGTCCTGGATGGCGTTCCAGGCCCCCTCAACCTGAACCTCGTTCCCACTAAAGAATGCACGAAGACCTTTGAGAATAACCTCCTTGGTGATGGAGCCCTTGACCTTTTTTGTTTTCAAATTGACCTTGATCTTGTCCTGAACCTTGACGGCGTCAATCTCATTCTGCTGCATATGCAGAGTCACAAACTTGCGAAGATCCTTTTCACGTTTGTTCAACGTTCCGAGATCTTTGCGAGCTGCGGCCAACTGGGCCTTGAGGGCGACCCACTCAGTCATAGCGGTTTTAAAGTCCATTTTCTGATAGAAACGGACCATTTTTTTAACTATTCGAAGGCGCGGGGGCGGACAGTCGCTACGCGACTGGACTGGCTTACTGGTACTCGTAGTCAATCTCGAACTTGGGCCGCATGACATCTGGGGGAATCGTGCTGAGGTTGAAGATGCTCACTGGGGTGCGGGGGTTCAGAGGCTCGGAGCGGAAGTCGCGGTTGGCGTTACGCAGAACACCTCCCAGCGTCTCGGGGTAACCAATCTGGCTGCGGGGGTCCAGGTAGTTCTGGTTGCCCAGGATCTTGTCTGGGCTGAACTGGCCGAAATCCTCGGTGGCCACAACGTCACGGGGGATCAGGCTGGCGGACGACACGGTCTGACCGATGTTGTCGCCCATGGCCATCACGGGGGCTGGCATGATCATGGCCGTCTGAGCGGCGCCGCCGGATGTCACGGACCGGTCACCGATATTCATGCCAGACACGCCCGCCTTTCCCTGAGAGGACATCCCGTACCCACTCTTCCGGCCGCTGAACAGGAGGAACAAAATAATGACGACGAGGACAACGATCGCCAGACCCTTGCGATTCATTTATACTAAGTTGGGATATTTTTTCCCAAGTGGTCTGAAAGACCACTTGTGCCGTCCGTCCTCCCTGACCTCTAGTCCAAAAAGTCCGCTGGGTCCTCATCATCCACCGGCTCATCCGTGAACATGTACTCCTTGGGCGTCGGAGCGGCTGCGACACCCCGGACACGCACCTGGAGGACGCGCCAGATGGGACCGAACGACTTTTTCAGAAACCACAGACCGGCCAGCTCGAGCATGACATCACACTTGGACTCAGACTTGACGGCCTGGAGTTCAACAGGGTTCTTCTGTGTATCAAAGGCGGTGGTCGTCACCTGGCCCTTGACAGTGGTCAAAGACGCATCCAAAATCCCATCCGTCACGCTCTCCTGAAAGGCGTTCAGGATCGTCTCGTCCGAGAGCTCCTTGCCGAACCACGCCACCTTGGACGTCTTGGCCTGGGCGAGAAGCTCCTCATCAATTGTCTTGAAAATATCCGTACCCTCTGGAACCTTGAACTTGACAGTCTTGGTCTCGAGCGAATCCTGAAGCACAAGTCCGTTGACCTGCTGAGTCTTTCCAGAAATACGCAAGAAGTATCGACCGTCTGGAAGCTTCTGAGGGTTTCCGTACTCCATCTGTATTAGATATACAAAAATAATCTTTAACTTTAGTAGTACATATGAATTCGTGTGGGGCCAAGTACATTTTGAACGATTGCTCGTGTCTGGCTGACCCTCTGAATTTTTATTCAACAATTTGTGGGTACGTGAGCAAGGAGAGCGGTCTCGTGTACCCCTGTGACCCAGGGTGTTGTCTTGGCAAATGTGAAAACAAAGATCCAGTGACGCGCGTTGAGGTTCGCCCGTCAGCTGGTATCGATTTGCCCCCCGGATACGGTGTGAACATTCCACAGAGTAATGAAGCGGCTTACACACCCGGTGCGACCGATATAGGAACCTCGAGCATACTCTTGCCCGGTGGGATTCAGTCAACGAGTCCTACACAGTTGCCAACCTATAAAGTGTGGCAAGTACTTTTGATCGCCTTGTTCCCGTTGCTCCTGGTACTCGTCTTGGCGTGTTTCCTTGCTTAAAGAGTCCCGTTGTTCCTATAGTACAAAGCACATATGGCTACTCCTACTCCCGTGACTCTCGAGACTCTGAATGCGGCCCTGGAGGCTATTGCGAAGGAGCAGCGCGCTCTGCGCAAGGATGTGCGCAAGATTCGCCAGTACATTGAGGATCCCACCGGTGAGAAGCAGGAGGCTCGCACCAAGAACAACGGCTTCAACAAGCCTTTGGGCGTTTCCGAGAAGCTGCGCGCCTTCCTGAACCTGCCGGAGGGTGAGAAGATTTCTCGGTCTCAGGTGACTCGCAAGGTGAACGAGTATGTTGAGGCCAAGGGTCTGAAGGCGGGTCAGAATATCAGCCTGGATGCGACCCTGCAGGACATTCTGCAGGTGCCTGAGGGTATTCAGGTGACTTTCCTGAATATCCAGAAGTACATCAACCCGCACTACATCAAGGAGGAGAAGCCCCCGGTCGAGAAGAAGCCCCGCGCCACCAAGAAGGTTGCCGCCGCCGCCGCCCCTGTGACCACTGAGGGCGGAGAGGTCGCCCCAGCGACCTCGACTGGAGAGGCCCCAAAGGAGAAGAAGATGCGCCCCAAGGTCGCCAAGCCTGCCGCTACCACTGCCTAGACAACTACCAAAGTGACTTAAAACAAAACCTCGTATGTAATATAAACTAAACTATGGAGGCCGCGCGTCTCGAACAACAAGTTGTTCTCGTCCCCCCTCCAGAACTTTCACGTGACGTCGTGAATGCTCTGGTAGGGACCAAAGTCAAAGATCTTGCGCTGTACCGGCGCGCGTTTACGCACAAGTCAGCCCTGAAACGCTATTCAGGTCTGACTGGTTCCTATGAGACTCTCGAGTTTATGGGTGATTCCGTACTTGGATTCGTCATCACCAAACATCTATTTGACCTTCACGAAAAGGAACAGGAGGGGTTCCTCACGAAAGCCCGTACGAAGATGGTCCGAGGCAAGACCCTGTGTGAAATTTCCAAAGTGCTTGGTCTGAATACTATGATTTTGATGGATGAAAAGGGTGAGCGCAACGGGTGGAACACCAACGAGAACATAATGGAGGATGTGTTCGAGGCTTTTGTCGGGGCCATCTACCTGGACTTGGGTATGGTTCACGCCAAGAGATTTGTCCTCGAGTCGTTTACAAAGATACAAACATCCCTTGTGGATGATAATTGGAAGGACCAGCTCATGCGGTGGTGTCAGGCCCTCAAGTACGCCTTGCCCGAGTACCGTCTCGATGGTCAAACCAATGGGCAGTTCTTCATTACGGTTGTTGTGGACGGTATGGACTGCGGGTCTGGGTTTGCCACTACCAAGAAACAGGCCGAGCAAAACGCCGCGGAGATTGTACTTAAGACGGACCCCCGTTTCAAAAATAAGAAGATACCCGTCAATGGAAAGTCCAACGGTACTCCGAGCTCGTGAGTTGATCGCGCAAGAATACGCTGAACAAAGGTCTCAGGAATGGTTAGACCTCCGTGAGAACATGATCACGGCAAGTGATGCTGCAAGCGCGATTGGCGAAAGTCGTTATGAATCAGAAGATGCATTTGTGAAAAAGAAGGTCCTACGGACCAAGTGGGCCGGAAACGCAGCGACGGCGCACGGCACCTTGCTCGAGCCCTTGGTTCGGGACCTTTATGACCAAAAATATAACAGAAAGTCCCATGAGATTGGTCTGGTCCAACACAGGGACTACCCGTGGCTTGGTGCCTCTCCCGACGGTGTTACTGAAGATGGAATTTTGGTCGAAATTAAGTGTCCTATGAGTCGGAAGATTGAATCGAACGTTCCTAAACATTATTGGCCTCAGGTTCAGCTCCAGCTTGAGATTACGGACCTGGAGGAGTGCGATTTCGTACAGTATCGCCCGGCGAAGGATGAGAATTCTGAAGCCGAGTTTGTTGTCGTCCGTGTTCACCGTGACCGCGCATGGTTCGCTCGCGCCCTCCCTGTGCTCGAGAGGGTATGGCAACGTGTGCTCAAGGGGCGTGCTCACGGGCTCTGTGAGATTCTGGACGAGCCTCCTCGAGACCAGCAGTTTAAGAAACAAATTGCTTGTGAGGTAATATAGGAGGGGATGAAACCGCAGGTTCCATCCTCCGACCCGGACCTGGACTCGTACAACCAAGTCTTTGGGAAGAAACCAGAGTGTAAACACAAGAACAGGTTTCTCAAATGTCGCGAGTGTGAAGGGTCGTTTTGTTGCAAGTGTATTCAACTTGAAGTGCATTGTTGCCCCAAGTTGGACGCACGGTCCAAGATTGAAAAAGAGAATTTAGCAAAGAAATTGGTCAAGGTGGAGGCGGCGAAGATTGTTACTTTTTGAGCCGGCTCAGAATGTAAAACACAAGAACCAAAACTATCAAAATAAACAAGGGACTCTTTGCTATCCTGAATGGACCGCTCTTCTGGTCCCCGCCATTCATCCAGCACCACGGGAGAGCTGGACGGTACCACGTCACCTTACCGTCCGAGTACTCCATCTTCCGGGTGGGAAAAGCACCGTGGGGCGCATAGTTTGGACTGATGGTTTTAAGGTACACGTTCCCTGAGAGGTCGCGTGGCTTGATACCAGAGTCTAGGTCATCGCTATAATCAACTGGCTCTTCATCAATAGCTCGCGTGTACGAGCCATCGATAAAGACGTCCTTGCGAAAACCATCCTTATTGACACCAAAGTCACCCGTCCATGTCGTCGGGTTGAAGAGGTCAATCTGCAGACGGTCATCTATCATAAGATTTGATGCCATTGTTCTAGAATACGCTTACATTATTTTTGTTTGGAGAGTAGACTTTGGTCTTGACCTTCTGCTGGTGAAGGTCCCACATTTCGTCTAGGTCTATGTTGAGCATGGCTGCCAACTGGAACAGGTAACTAAACACGTCACCCATCTCCATCATAATATCCGTACCTCTGTCCTTTTTGAGTCCCGTCTTTTTATAGATTTGCTTCTTCTGCCTGATACTTGAGGCAAGTTCGCCCATCTCTTCGTTCAAAAGCATCCAAACAATACTGATTGGAGCTTTGTCCCACCCCTTTTGCTGACACATGAGCGCTGTTTCGTCACGAAACTTATTCATTGAATACAAAACGCCGAGTCCTTTTAAGTGATAAGCCGAGCGAGAGGCTTCCTGAAATGCACGACGAGGAAACACGCGCCAACGAGGAACGCGAGCTCCGTCGCAAGCTTCCAGTTTTCGACGATGTTTGGATTATCCGTCCTCTTCTGGGCCCATGGCTCGATGACACCGTTGCTGAACAAGCGAATGAATCGCTCGATCGCAAAGAATATCAGGAAACCCAAGAGCAAATCATCGAGGGCCCGCATCTCTCTACTTATTATTTAGAAAATTCCAAACTTGAAGTTGCTAGGAATCTTGTTACCGTACGTGCTGGTGTTGACGGGGATCTCGAGAGGGACGGGGTTCTCGGTAATGTCGCGCAGGAACACGAGCTGCTGGAGCATGCCAGTCGAGATGGTCTGGGTTGCCCGCTTGATAACCTCGGCATTCATACGGGACACCTGGTTCTTCACGTCCGTGTATGGGTCAGCCGCCAGGTCAGTGTACACGACACGCATGAGAGACTGGACGTCACCATCTTCCTGACGCTCGAGCTCATAGCCCGTCTTGGACTTGATGCCGTCAGTGATGGCCTTGTGGATGCTCTCGCGGTTGAACTCGGAAAAGAAGGCGTTTCCGAGGGGGGTCGGCGTGCTCAGGCGGATCGGCTTGAGGTCATACGTCTCGAGCTTACTCATTATTGTTACTCAAGTTAAAAAAATAGGCCGCTAAAAATACAATGAAGGTCATCAAGCGCAATGGAGACTTGGTCGAGATGCTGTTTGACAAGGTGACCCGGCGCATCAGCAAGCTGAATGCGCCCCCCGAGTTTGAGACCCTGAATGTTCAACCGGACAAGGTGGCCCAGAAGGTGTTCACAAGTATGTATGATGGAATTTCGACAAGTGAAATTGACACTTTGAGCGCCGAGGTGGCAATCGGTATGATTACGGAACACCCTGACTATGAGACACTGGCTATGCGTATCACGGTCTCGAACCTCCAGAAGACCTGCCCAAAGACGTTCAGTGACTGCGCCCTGGCCCTGCACGCCAAAGGTATTCTTTCGGACGAGTTTATGAAACACGTCCGCCTTGAGATGGACACGTGGATTCAGCCGAAGCGTGATTACGACTTTGGGTACTTTGGAATCAAGACGCTTCAAAAGGGCTACCTCCTTCACGGGGAGACGCCCCAGTACATGTTTATGCGCGTGGCCCTGGCGATTCACGGGGAGGACTTCGAGTCTGCCAGAAAGAGTTACAACCTCATGTCTCAAAAGTACTTTACGCACGCGACCCCGACACTGTTCAATGCGGGTACAAACCGTCCGCAGATGAGCTCGTGCTTCTTGGTGGCTGCCAAGTCCGATTCGATCGAGGGTATTTACGACACCCTGAAGGAGTGTGCTCAAATCTCCAAGTGGTCGGGCGGTATCGGGCTGCACATAAGCAATATCCGGGCGAATGGCACGCCCATCAAGGGGACGAATGGAGTGGCGGACGGTATCGTACCTATGCTACGCGTCTTCAACAACACGGCCCGGTACGTCAACCAGGGTGGTGGGAAGCGTAAGGGCTCGTTCGCCGTGTACCTGGAACCTTGGCACGCCGATATCATGGAGTTTCTGGAGTTGCGCCTGAACCAAGGCGACGAAGAGGCTCGGTGTCGCGACCTGTTTACGGCCCTGTGGGTCCCGGACCTGTTTATGGAAAAAGTCGAGTCGGACGGTGATTGGTACCTCATGTGCCCCCACGAGTCCACGCGACTCCAGAATGTCTACGGCGAAGAGTTCAACGAGATGTACCGGGAGTACGTGGCCCAGGGCCGTTACAAGAAGAAGGTTCGGGCCCGGGAGGTCTGGGACGCCATCTTGAAGAGCCAGGTCGAGACGGGAACTCCATACATGTGCTACAAGGACAGCGTCAACAAGAAATCGAACCAGAAGAATATCGGAACCGTCAAGTCTTCCAACCTGTGTACCGAGATTATGGAGGTTTCATCACCGGACGAAACGGCCGTGTGTAATTTGGCGAGTCTGTGCCTCCCGTCCTTTGTCAAGGAACGGTCGTGGGGCGCGGCCGATGGAACCTCCGGAACTGAAAAGTACTTTGACCTTTCTGAGTTTGGCGCATGTGTAAGAGTTGTGGTTGAAAACTTGAACAAGGTGATTGATGAAAATTACTACCCGACTCGTCCTGCACAACTGAGCAACCTGCGTCACCGCCCCATCGGGCTTGGCGTCCAGGGACTCGCTGACGTGTTCCAGACGCTTGGCTTGGCGTTCGACTCTCCAGAGGCTCGCGAACTCAATAGGAACATCTTTGAGTGTATGTACTATTCGGCCCTGTCTTCATCGTGTGCTCTTGCGAAGAAGCGCGGCAAGTACGAGACATTCCTGGGCTCACCTGCGGCCGAGGGGAAGCTCCAGTTTGATCTGTGGGGAGTCACACCATCGGACATGTGGAACTGGTCATCTCTCAAGGAGGATATCAAAAAGTACGGCCTACGCAACTCCCTGCTCGTAGCCCCCATGCCCACCGCGTCCACGTCACAAATTATGGGCAACAACGAGTGTTTCGAGCCGTACACGACCAACATCTATCTGCGTCGGACGCTCGCCGGTGAGTTTGTCATGGTCAACAAACACCTGATTCGGGACTTACAGGCTATCGGCAAGTGGAGCCCGGAAACCAAGACGGAGATTATCCGAAACGGAGGCTCTGTCCAGGCCCTCGACATTCCAGACAAGCTCAAGTCCGTGTACCGGACCGTCTGGGAGATTCCTCAAAAGAGTCTGATTGAGATGGCGGCGGACCGTGGACCATTCATAGACCAGTCTCAGAGTCTGAACATCTTCATGGAGGACCCAACGAGTGCCAAGTTGACGAGTATGCACTTCCACGGGTGGCGCAAGGGGCTCAAGACGGGTATGTACTACCTCCGAACGCGCCCCAAGGCGAAGCCGCAGCAGGTCACCGTGCCAGTTGCGCAGCAACTGTCCTCCCCCGCGCCCACCGAGGAACAGAAGCTCGCGTGCTCGCGTGAAAACCCAGAGAGCTGTCTGATGTGCTCTGCGTAAAATATTGGTGAATAACAAGATGGTCAAGTCCTGTTGCAAGGCGGGTCCCAAGAACAAGGTATGTATTCGCTTCACAAACAAGAAACTTTTCACCTTGCCCCGAAAGTTTCCCAAAAACAAGTGTCTTACAGGACCCATAAAAGGTTTCACAATGCGAGCAAGTTGTGCACCATATAAAAACTGTAAAAGAAAGTAAAGAATGGACAGTCAAATTTGGCAAAGACTTCCCAACGACCTTATCAGGTGGATAATTGAACACTCGGACCCATCTATCGATGTTCAATTAGCTTTTAAAATTAAGCCCAAGAGACTGGACGAGGCAAAGAGTTGGCGACTCTGGTACCTTCTCAAGTCCCACGACGGGATCATATATAACATGGAAACGGAAACACTCCATATCCTACGAATACCTGGGTGTCACATTGTTCGGACCCCTATAAAGCTCAGTTATCACACGGCCGGTCTAACAGTCTTTAACGATGAGGAAGAGGAGCACATGATCGAGTACACGTGTCCGTGCGGGTGCTTCTGTGCCGTTCCGCGGACCGACTCTTGGACCACGGAGATGCGCATCCTGTTCAAGGGGGCGCGGCCTTCTCGAGAACTTACCGTCGCTGACGCTGTGGCGATCTTAGGCCAATCAGGGACCGACTAACACGCCCTACTGTGCGCGAGTTTCCAGCTGCATTCGCCCTCTTGTACTCTTCGATGAGTTTGCGCTTCAAGTTGTTGCGCAGCTGGGCGAGGCCGGCGAGGGCGTTACTGGATGGTCGTAGCTTTTGTTGGTTCTTTTTGATGCTTCGCGTGAGTGAAGCTACCATTTGTTTCAGCTGGTTGTTTGCACGCTTCGCCTTCTCGGCAGCCTGACGCGTTGCCGCCGCCTTGGCGCGGACCTCGGCAAGGGCCTTCACAAAGTTATTGTACTCGGTACGGTCTCTCGCTTCGATGTTCGCGTATTCCGCATTGAAATTTCTCTTGATGTTGTTCTCACTCTTTGCCCCCTGACGTATGGTCCGAGCGTATTTGTCTATTAAATTAGACAGGTTCCGAGACCCCCTTTCCGTGAGCAAAGAAACTCCGTAAGAATAAGTACTATTATTATATTTTTGACTGGACTTGTGTTTAGCAAATTTCCAAGCACTTTCCATATAAAAGAGAGCGAGACTTTTATTTTAAAGATGGTCTTCTGGTTCGACATTGATACGAGCCAAATAGAAACGGTCACCACGGTGAAAGATAAAACGCGGTTCAGGTACAAGGGTGGGCCTCTGAGGTTCCAAGTCCCGCGGGGTCTATGTACCTGGGGTGTGAATGGGTACAAGAGCTTTCAGGTGAGTGTTTCTGACCCGGACTTTATCCAGTGGTGGAGGGCTCTTGAGACGCAGCTGTGTCCCCTAACCCCTTTCAACTCGAACCTCCGTGATTCATCTTTGAGGATCAAAATTGATGACTCTGTCTATGTTTTTGATCAAAATTCGAAACAAATCAACCCTGATGTGAAGGAGGGTTTGTTTCGGGGTCAAGAGCTTTCATGTCTCATAGACGTTGACTCGACGTATTTTTATAATGAAAACTGGGGTCTGACTATCCGGGCCTATCAAGTCAAGACTTTGACCGACGCGCCGACTTACCTGGGGAGCCCCGCCGAGGAGACGCCCGTCGAGGACTCGCCCGCCGCGCTGACACCCGGGGTGTGTGCCTTTTTACCGATTTCTTGAGTATTTTATTCACGAGAGACTCGCTCGTCGCGTATTTGAGGCCAAGAACTGCCATTTCTATTTACTTGGAATAAATCTCACGGGCGCGCTTCAGCAGCTCGCCCTGAACCAGCGCAAAGCCCGTGATGCCGAGCTCCTTCTTGGCCTTTGCGACCGCCTTTATCCAGGGGTTGGACTTGGCGCCCTTAGCCTTCTTCTTGGACACGAGCTCACCGTCCTTCATCTTGAGGTCTTTCTTGGTCAGACCTCCAGCCGTGTGGGTCGCATTCCCGTGGTACACCTGAGCACGAGAACCAACCGTCATTTACTTCTTACCTTTATTTTTTTTGGGCGACTTGAGGTGGGCTGGGAGGGCGTTGTACATGGCGGCAAGAGCAATCTGTTGGACGAGGGCATTGAACCGCTTTCGCTCCGTGGCGCGACGGGCAGACTCGGACTTGGCTATACTGAGAGACCGGACGCGGTTAGGGGTTGCGGTCATGCTACTACATTACACTGCGAAAATCCGCTTGAGAGCCTGGATATTCATCTTGGTCGACTTGGGCACTTGGGTCAGGACGCGGGGGTCACCGAGTACGTCGGCGCACACCTTGGCTTTGCCCTCTTGAAGCTGCAGGATGCTCTCCTCGACTGAGCGCAGGGGGGGAGTTGAGGAGCCCTCCTCAACTCCCGCGTACACGAGGCGGCGCACCGTCACCTTCTGGGTCTGGCCCGTGCGGTGGGCGCGGCCGATAGCCTGGAGCTCCGTGGCGGGGTTCCACGTTGGCGCCGTGATGTACACGCGGGTCGCCTCCTGCAAGTTGAGGCCGACGCCGCCCGCCTTGACCTGGATCAGGAACACGGGGGCGGGTGCTGACGTGGCCGCCTTGAAAGCCGCTATCCGCTCCTCACGCTGCTCCTTGGAGACGGACCCGTCGATTCTGTGGACTGGAATACCAGCCCCCGTCAGCAGCTCTTGGATGCGATCCATCTCGCCCATAAACTGGGTGAACACCAGCGTCTTTTCCTTGGGGTGGAGCTTGATCAAGTCCAGGAGCGTCTCCATCTTGCGCGACCGGCCCGTCCACGGCTCGGGGTCCAGCTCGTTTTTGACCGCGATTCCGTCCAGGTACATCTGGGGCCACGTCATCACCTGACGCACACGCAGGAGGCACTCCAGCAGCTCCATCTGGTGCATAGCCACGTTTCCGCCTCGGAAAATAGCCCGGACGATACCCTGACCTTGGTCGTACACGTCACGGTACAGGTCCGCCTCCTCGGGGTACATCTCGAGCTCCAGGTTCTCGAAATCGCACGGTGGCAGCTCGAGGCGCTTGTTTCCAGGGACGATGCATCGTCCCGCGGCGTCGTAGACGCCTTGCGCCACGTCAGCCTTGGTGCGGCGGAGCACGTACGTCTCGCGCACGCGGTCAGTGTAGCCCTGCGCCATGTCCTTGGGGATACCCACAAAGGCACACAGAGCCACAAAGTCGCGAATCGAGTTGAAAATGGGCGTACCCGATACGACCCAGCGAATAGGGGCGCGCAGCTCCAAGGCCGCCACGTGCGTCTTGCTTTTGCGGTTGCGAATCTCGTGCCCCTCATCCAGGATCACACGGTCCCATCGAACCGCCAACAGGGGGCACCGCGTTCCGCCTTTCCGCTCGGCTAAGACCGAGTACGGCGCCACCGTGACGTTGGGCAAGGCACCATCCGGCAAAGTGCGCTTGGGGCCATCGAAGGTGCCCACAGTCAAACTGGGCGCAAACCGCTTCAGCTCGTCACACCACTGACCCACCACGGACTTGGGCACAATCACGAGCGTACGCGGCTTGGGGTTGATGAGCATAGTGGCGATGAGCTGGACCGTCTTGCCAAGTCCCATTTCGTCACACAAGAAACCGCCTGGATTCAGCTCGGCCGTCTCGCGCGCCACGAGCCACTTGACGCCATCGTGCTGATACGGTGAGATGAGGCGGGTCTTGAGGAGCGTGGCCATTTGTCGTTGTTTGACATATGGTGCACGCCTCTAAGCTCTGGGCTGTACAGGACACGTTTTCTGTTACCAGCCCCTTGGGGGCTGTTCCCCTCCGCCCCGGGCGAACAGACCCCAAGGGGTCTGTCTTTTTATCCCCGCTCCTAATAGGTCATGTCGAACAACGACGCACTTGTTCAAAGAATCGTCGAAATTATTCGGACTCATGTCAACCCCAAACAGGGTCTTGCGAATCTGAAACAAAATCAGAACATCGTGCCTGGTATCGTGGCCATCATCAAGAAAGCTGTAGGCCAAAATGCGGTCAAACTTATAAACTACGCACCGACAAATGATGTCGCAAAAGCCATCACAAAGATCATACAGAACAAAGTCAAGCTTTCGAGCCCCGTAGTAGTCGCGGCGATTCCACCCCTCGTGAAGGGCGGTCAGGCCCCCGTCGCTGTTCAAGTTATCAGGCAGGCAAACGCGCGTGATGTTGCTGCGGCCATCACAAAATTGATCCAAAATAGCGTCCGTATCCCTCCACCAGTTGCTGGCGCGGCCGTAGAGACCTTGCAGACGGAACCAACCCCCGAACACCTGAGTCTCATCGAGAGACTGAAACGCATCAAGTGGCCTTGGTCTGGTTTTTTCTCAGGGAAAGGTAAGATGCCTACCTACGGGCCAAATGTGCAGCCAAACTTTGTTGAACCCGTAAAAACAGGTGTGAATAATCAAGGACGAAATACGTACAACCAAACACCCCCAATGCCCGGGTACGTCTTGACAACGCGCAACGGCAAGACGGGTTGGTACCGAAACAAGGTACCGGCTGTCGGTCCCACTACAGGACCCGTGGGACCCACACAACCGCGCAATTACTCGAAGATGAGTATCCGTGAGCTCCTGGACGCTTTGCGCAAATATGCAGAGGACAAACCGTCCATCATAGATGCGCTCCGAAAGGCCTTCGAGAAGGCACTTCGGGACATCAAGTACGAGTATAGCAAGTCCCGTCGGGCCCGGAAACTCGGGGACCTTCTGCGTCTTTTGCCTCGGAACTTCAATGGTCGCCGGAACGCATCAACTATGGCCGTGAATGATATCCGCGAGACTCGGAACGGTCGTGAACTTTCCAATTTGCGTTCAAATTTGGGACGGGTTCCAAATGAGAATATCCGTCAGGCTTTCGAGGAACAACATCGGAGGTTCAAGCGGGACAAGGGCCGTGAGATGAATAAGGGCACCAGCCGTACTCCAACCCGTCGTTACAACGAAAGCAACACCAATTATTACCGGCGGGTAAGGAACACCGGCAGTGAACGGGAACTCCTAGAGCTTATGCGTCGTCGGCGGGCGGCTCGGGTCGGGGGCGCAGGTGCAGGCCCCGTGGGAGGCGGGAACGTCAGCGGAGGCTCGGGAGGCGGGCTGCCACCACCACCTCTTCCTCCCAATCAGCGCCAGGCTATTAACAACGCGGGAGGTGTGAACAGGGCGATGAATACGGTCGTCAACGTTCCAGGTGGTGCACCTGAAGTTGCCAAGGCAGCCGAGGCTCTGAACGAGTCCAAGGGGAATACGACGTATGCTATCCAAGTCAAGGGTGCAAGTCCCGAGGCTGTCAATGCCGTCCAGAAACTGGGGGGACCGAACAACACCGTACACGTCCTCGAGGGTCTCAATACAATGTCCAAGACGCACGCGACCCGGAAACGCAAGCGGAGTACTCGGCGCCCTAAAAAGATGATTCGGCCTCGCGTTGCTGAACTTAACCGTGTTATCAATTCCGTCAAGAAACAGCGCCTGATTTCGCTCGTGGCGCACAACGTCACGAAGACACATAATATCCACCCGAACGACGAGAAACTCAAGAAGTACTATAAGAAGGTTATCAAGGCGAACATTCTTCGAACTCCTTTTGCCAAGATCGCCAGGGGGGCTGCGAGAAAACGTGTCCTGCCCGGCTTAAAGGGTTAGAGAGCTTAAGGAATGTAGAGAAAAGCCATGGACGCGACTTTCGCGTACATTCGGAACTTGAACGCTATCCGGTCGCGACTCGTGGCGGACACGAGTCGCCCCGCGCCCTCATGGGTCCGGATCACAACCATCACCATGTGTTCCAAATTTCTTCAAGAGATTGACTTGAAGAAATTTCGTGAGAATTTTGCCAAGCTCGGGTCCGTCTCTATTCGGCGGCGTGGGTCGCGGTTCCGGGGCTTTGAGTGGAAGATGAAGGACACAGCCTTTTATAACCAGGTGACTATTGGCTACGAGGATGTGTACTCGCGCAAAAGTATCAAGCTGTTTCCCAACGGGTCGATTCAGGTGGCGGGGTGTTCGGACTTGTTTGATTGCAAGCGTATTCTGGACCAACTCGCCTTTATTTTGAAGGTGGTCCTCGAGCTCAAGGAGCTCCCCCCGACCCAAGAGGCGAGTATCAAGATGATCAACACCAATTTCTCTTTGAACTCATCTGTCAATTTGAACAAGGTCATCGCCAAGTTTTCGGCTCGGCCCGGGGCTGGAGCCGGGTTGGACTCTCCGAGTCCAACCTTCAAGGTGACCTTCGACCCGGACAGGTACAGCGCCGTCAAGGTCAAGTTTATGCCCAAGCCGGACCAAAAGCAGGTGACGGCCAGCATCTTCAGCACGGGCAAGATTATCGTCACGGGCGCCCAGACTTTGGACGAGATTGCAGGAGCCTACGAGACCATCAACAAGGTGATTACCACGGACGCGCTGGTCAAGCCGGTCACAGAGCCCGAGACCTTCAACAATATCATGGGCTTCAGTTTCGAGGAATGGGAGCGGGTTCTGAGGAATAAAAATGTAGTGTAATACCAAATGTCACAGCGCTATGGCATGGCCGATGGTCGGTGTCTGACTGAGTTCACGTCTTCCCGCATCCTGAACGACCAGATTATGGCGAGCAAGAACATTGCTTTCCAGAACAATTACAAGTACCGTGCGACCCTTCAGGCCGAGGGACCAGATGCCTTTAACCTGCCCGTGAAGAACGCCGCATGCCGTACTGGCCAGGTTGTCGTTCTCGTTGAAAATGAATAAAACCTGGTATAAAGTAAAGAAAAATGAGCGGGCCTTTTCCCAATAATAACGCAGCCCCTTCTCCCTGGCCGGGACGGATAGCCATATTTTTCGTCATCCTCGTCTGTTGTGGATTTATAGGATTCGCTATATACATGGCGGTGTCTTCAGGGAGCGGGGGGTCCCGGGAAGATAAGAGCCCGAGCAGCCCCACTGCCCCCAGTCCCAGCCCCGTTTCCACAACATCGAGCTACGTACCAGAACCCTACGTAAAGGAATAAAGCTTTTTTAAAAGTATGAAGGTTGTTATCGACGGCAACATTGGGTCGGGAAAAACAACCCAACTCAATTTGCTTGAGAAATTAGGATACAGAGTTCGCCGGGAGCCCATTGATGAGTGGCCTCTCGAGGAATTTTATAAGGACCCAAGCCGGTGGGCATTCTATTTTCACATGGTTATTCTCCAGACGCTCCGACCGCTCAAGACCAGTGAGACGATCATCTATGAGCGGTCCCTCCTCAGTTCTCGGTGGGTCTTCTGGCCCGTCCTGCTCAAGCAAAAGCTCGTGACTCAGGAGGAGGATGCAACATATGCTAAATTTTACGACCAATACGCATGGGTTCCAGACTTGTACATTTTCCTTTCAAAATCACCCGAACTTGCTTGGGAGCACATACAGACCCGGCACCAAGCAGGAGACTCGGGGGTGACCCTCGAGTACTGGAAGGAACTGGATGTCGAGTACCAAAAGCTCCTTAGGAACGTCCCATGTAAAGTGTACACAGTGAACGCGAACCAGAGTGTGGAAGAAATCCATCAAGAAATCTGTGAGATCCTATTAGAGCATGAATTGTTCGGCCTTGACTCGGAACGGGACGAAGTGCAAACAAAAGGCGGTCGAAAACGGGATGTGCCGTGCCCACCTTTCCAGCACATGTGCTGTGTGTCTTGAAGAGACCAAGCGGAACGATAAGAAACTTAAATGTAAACACATGTTCCACTCAAAGTGTATTATGAAATGGTTCGAGACGAGCATTGAGTGTCCCCAGTGTCGTATGGAACAGGACGATGATCCTATCGTCGTGTTCAGAAAAAACGTCGAGGACAACATACGTGAAAAGTACCGTGAAGCTGTTCGGTCCCTTCAAGAAGAGGTCCGGGCTTATGAGGCGGCGGCGCGGCGCCCACGCTAAAAAGTAATACAGGGATAAACTAATGGCCGAACCCCGCCGGTGTGGAGCAATGACTCTCACAGGGGGGTCGTGTAAAACAATAGTACCGGATGGTCAAGAACGATGTTGGCAACACAGAGGGACACAGTGCTCAGTCTGTCTTGCAAACATGGGGGGACAAAGTGTTACTAGAAAACTCGGGTGTGGCCACGAGTTTCACGAAAGGTGTCTGAACCGATGGAAACTGACGTGTCAGGAATCACCTACGTGTCCCATGTGTCGCGTGCCCTTTGATGTACCTACGTACAAGTGTAGGCTCATCATCGAACGGACGTCCGATTCTTTTAGACACGTGAATGACTTTGAAACTTCTAACGTCTCGAGTATTCTTACGGGGTTCGGTCTTCAGTTTCGGGACCTCGTTCCTCAACAGGGTGGTTTCATAACCGATATTCGGTTCGATATTGATCCTGAGGAGACGCTCAGGGACATACTCAGAGAACTCGGTTTACCCGCCCCACCTGAGAATTTGTAGGAGGAACTTTATTAAAGTTCCGACCGGAATTTCCTCCGTTCCCCCGGTTACTGTTTGTTCCCGTCTTGGCGAACCCACGGCGAACACCATAGGCCGAACAGAACTTGGTATAGTGAAACCCAGGCTTGTAACACCTGTCCGCCTTGCGAGGGTCAGCGATGGTCTTTCCGGACGCATCCACGAGGAGAGGGCCGCCGGCCCAGCCCGTCTTGTGACTCCAGAGCTTCACGGGAATCTCAATCACCCTACCAGGGGTCAGACGTGAGTTGTTCGATTGGGCATTGTACCTCTGGAGCACACGGAGCGCATCCTTCTGGCGGGTCGCACGCTGGGACCTTTGGAGAGCCATAACGTTGTACTTCCCCAGAACGTGAAGGTCTGTATTCTTGTTCGCGACTCGACCGTTGTTGGCGTTTGCAGAAGGCCGACCCCTTGCCAGTGCCGTCAGGATCACCTTGGGTGTGACCCGGAAGAACTTGGCCAGCCCCAGAACCGTATCACCAGGTCGAATCTTATACTGAACAGCGCTGATTTCCTTGTACCAGTGAAAATCTCCCGTCGAGTTTCCAAAGTCGTTCGAAGGTGCTACAAAACACATAACCTTGTAGAACCCCGGCTTGGGTCGAGCGTTCGGGTTTTTCATAAGATATACGTTCCCGGGATTATCAGCCAAGACGCGCTTCGCTATTCCTTCACACGACCTAAAGTTCAGACCGTTCGACGATATTCCACTTCGGTTTCCAGGAACACTTTTTGACATGCGTTTCGCAGAGTATGAGCCAAAGGCATAGTCGTAACAGTTGTCGTGAACGACTCCATTTGTTCCCCAGGGTGCCCACGTGTATTTGGGCGCATAAGGGTTAGGCTTTCCTTTGGTCAGGACAGTCCTGTTCGACTTACCAGGAGCAAGCCGGGCCTTGGCGCTTACGTTGTATTTAATGTAACTTGTTAGTTTGTTGACGCCCGCCTTGATCTGATTTCCTCGTTTGGTTCTCAGGACGGGCTTCCTTTTCAGGGCCTTAATGGCGGCGGCCCCGGTCAAGTACTTCATCTTACTATTAGGAACTTTTTTTCTGTGTTTCTAATAAAAAGATGCTGAATATTCTCCAATCTCGTAGCCAGAAGGAGGCTCTGTACAACGTCGTTGTGTTGGCCATCTACATTATCATCATGACTATCCTGCTTCGCTTCCTGTGGAACCAGTCCCTGGTGAAGCACATTAGCATTTTCAAGCCAGTGGACTCTCTGTGGCACACCTTCCTGCTGGCGGTGGCCCTGGCTGCGTTCCGGGGTTGAGCGTCAGTTCCGTAGGAACTGTCCTCGCGAAGCTTTTTAAAACAAAAAGACCCTTCGGGGCTAAAGAAAGACTCGAGTCTTCCTTTAGACCTCATTGTACCCCACCTTGATCACGTTATCGACCAGCAGAGTCGGGAACCCAGACACAAAGTCGGGACACTGCCCCTGCTTGCAGTCCACAAAGGTGTACGGCAGACCGTTATCAATCAGGTACTTTTCCTGCTTGACACACCACGGACACGCCTTGGAGCCATACACGATGATGTTGCCCTTGTCTGGTGGCGTCAGGGCGTCCCCAAAAGACACGACCTTAAAGGCCAACAGGAAGACCAAAAGAACCAGAAGACCAACGATGATCATGTCCTTACGCTTCATCATGTACTATACTCAGCCAAAAAGTTTTTCGGCGATTGCAGCCTTGGAACGCAAGCCCTTGAGGCTTACACCGTGACGCTTCGCGAAGTTTTTGAGGTAATTCATGGGAACGGAAGCACCGTTTGCATACACGAGCCGACCGCTCGGGGCTTTAATCTTCAAACGACCCGACTCTGGGCTCTTTTTAGCACCTGCTATCACCCGACGGAGACGGACGTTGGACGTCGCGGAGGCACGGGGGCTCGCGCTTGCATTCCGTGCTGGACTCTGCTTGCGCGGTGGCGTCTTCCGCCTGGGACTTGCGGAGAAGGGCTTGAGACCCCTGTTGAGCCGGTTCCGTATCAAGCTCCGAGCCCTGTTCCGAGCCCGAGACTCGATGTTATACACGGTCTCGCTGTCGTATGGCACAAGACCCTGCTTAATTTTGATCCACATATTGGCGAACCGACGATCGGCCAAGACGTTCTTGGGAATAGTCCGGGCCTTTTGTTTGTTGGCGATAACCTGGACATGACCACCCTTCACGCGGGCCGTTGCGTTGTTCGCCTTTTTGGGTGGGGACTTTTTAACGGCCGCACGGAGCTTCACGGCTCGAGCCCGGGTCGCTGGACTCAACCTGAACAGCTGGTTCCGCGTGAGTGCCATCAGTTGAGCATTCGTGTACCCCTTGGGTGGACTTGGCACGCGAGCGACCGCCGCTCGGCGGACCGAGGCGTTCCGAGCCGGTGTCAGTTTCCGACCAGTCTTCCGGAGACGGGCCTTAGCACCTGCCAGTTGAGGAGATGAAACGAATTTTGTACGCAAATAGGGAAGCTTGAACAGGGCATCAAGGGTAGGGAGACCTGGGCATGGGTCATCATATTTCAAACGGAAATCGTTCACGTGAGTATCATCCTTGCCCCGATACCCGGCAGGTACAGCCTTGTTCAGGAAGGCCATTGTCTTTGGGAACTTGGATGGGGTCTTCAAAGCAAGGTCCCTCAACTGGTTCAGGAACAAGTGCTGATCGTACCGGGAATCCGTCTTGGGACCCACACCATAGTACGAAGCAGTCGTCGTTCCGTTCGCCGTGTTGACTGCGGGGTTTGTTCCCTTTTCCTTGAGACGGGCCCACCCAAAGTCCCCGATAAGGAATCCACGTTTGCGTGAGACGAAGATGTTCTCGATGTGGAGGTCGTTGTGCCTGAAATAAGGATACTTGTCTTGGATCTTACGGAGCGTCGTAAGGATCTGTTTAATAATTTGGTGCATGGTGTCATCCGTGGCCTTGTTTTTGTCAAGCCACTTATCAAGGCTCCCACCCTCACACAGTTCCATGACGATGATATTCTGCTTCGAGTGATCATAGTGTGGCTTGTTCAGGTTTGGAATGTTCTTGAGGTTCTGCCCAGGAACGAAATTCAAGGCGTGGATGTGCGAATAGATTCGGACAACGCCACCAGGTGCGGCTTTATAGCACTTGAAGTTCAACTCATACTCAATGTCTCCCGGTTGAGACTCACCGCGTTTCTTGGATTGACCATCGTAGGGTAGAACCTTGAGCACGAAACGCGTCTTGCCTTGACGCGCGACATAGGCCCGACCCTGTCGCCCCGAACCGATACTGACAATGTTCCGCAGACTCTTTTTGAAGTTTGCCGCTGACAAATTCGTCTTGGGAGTGCTCGCCTTCACGGGGCTAGGAACACCCGCGTACCGAGGTGACTCGTACCGAAATAAGTTGTTCGGACTCGTGCGCATGTTCACGAGTACGGGAGCGAACGGGTCATAGGCGTGCTTGGCAGCTGATGGTATCCTGACGGGCGTGCGCTTCGCCCTGTACCTATTTGGCTTGGCCACCCTGGTTGGGTGAGCCTTGAGCCAACGCGCAGCCTCCGCCTTGGCTGTGATTGTTTTGGGGATATTGATCTCTGTGTTACCTGCGTTGTTACGACGAAACACATAGTGACGACCGTTACGGTTTGCGATTTTAAACTGTCTGGAGTCTATCCAGCTCATTTATATTCATTACACATATTTTTAGTTTCGGGTCTCTTCTAAACTTTTTTTGGGTCTTTTCTACATTTCGAATCTTGGTATTCTTCGGGTCTCTTCTAAGTTTGGGATCACGAGTCCAGTGGACTCGGTCTCACTGCTCAGGGTCAGTCTCGTACTCGACAACCTCGTCGTCCTCGTCACCCTTGTCGGAGACGGGCTCGTCCGCCGGGGCAAGAAACGCACACGGCTTGAGCTTGTTGGTCGGCGCAAACATAACCTGGTGGACGCGGATCGAAACACCAACACCAGCCGGCGTGCGCCAAATCTGGTTGATCTCGACGATAGCACTCACAGCCTGACCCTTCTCGAGAGCCGTCAGAGGCACGGACTCGCGCTTAGAGTTCCAAGCCTCGGTCACCGGGTTGCCCGTCTTGGGGTCAGTGATCACCTTCAGGTTCAGGATCGGCGCGTAGCCCTCCTTGGTGGGAGTCTTGACGGGCGACTTGTACATACCCTCGGAAATCACCTCGCGGGACATCTTCTTGCCCAGAAGCTCCTCAGAGTGCTCGGTGATATAGTCCAGGACACGTGCGTCCAACTTGGCAAAGGCCTCGAGGACCTCGGGCTTGTCCAGACTCAAAGGCAGAGTGTAGCTGACGCGACCAGTTGCCTCGTCCTTGTACTCACTGAGACCGAACGGCGCGCGAAGCTGAGGCAGCTGAAAAATCAACTTGCCACCGCCCACCTGGTTCAGGTACACCGCCTTGCCACCCTTGGCATTCTTGCGAACATCGCTGAAAGAAACGTTGGAAGCGTTGAAAGCGTTGAACATCTGGAGAGTTGCCATCTTGTGTGTTCTACTGTATTAGGGTCTCGAGCCCTTAAGCCGTGTTTGGCACCTTTTTTCTCGGTACTCAGTAAGACACCATGCCAAACGCAACTGGACTGTTCTCCAGGTTTCGCCGTCAGCCAGTGACCGTGAACAACGCGAACAAGAACCTCGAACGTAACGTTGGAATCTATGTCCAATCGTACCTGAAAAATCGGAACGTGCCAAACAAGGTTCCACCGATAAACAATTACATGGCGCGCGCTCTTCACAAGTACATTAACGCGAAGCGCGCTCGCGTGGCTGGTGCCGCCGCGGCCGCCGCTGGAAACGCAGGTGCGCCAGGGCCTGTACAAGCGGCCGTGGCTGCTACCGTGGCAAACACGCCTCCAAGCGCGTCTCCCCTAATGATTGGAAACAAAGCAGCAAATGCAGCAAAACAGGCGGGTGCGACCCCTCTTCAAATTACTGCGGCCGCCGCAGGTGCTGCTCAGCAGCAAGCTCTTGGCCAGAACAAGGGTCCGAACGCTGCCCAACAGGCGGGTGCCGAGGCTGCTGCTACCGCTGCTCAACAGGCGCGTCCAAACGCCCCGGCGACGCAGCAGGCTCAGACGGCCGCTGCCGGTGCTGCAGCTGCAGGACTCGCCTCAACTTCGACGGCAAATGCAGCGAACATGGCCTACCTCAATTCTCTTGGAAATTCGTTGAACACAAACACTATTCTAAAGGTCCAGAAGATGGTCAATGAGCCTTTCGCCAGCAACGCCGTCAAAAAGAAGGCCCTTGAAGTTCTTAACCGTATTAAGAAACCAAACGAGCGCGTGAACCTCCTCAAGACTCTGACGAATCTGAACACAAATGCCAAGGTGAATGCTGCCATCAAGGAGATTCGGGGCCGGAACCCGAACGCCAACTGGGCAACCACAAAGGCGAACGGTCTGACGAATGGTCAAAAGAAGGTCCTGAACGGTCTCAAGATGGGTAAGAACTACGTGGGTCTTGTTCGCCAAAAGACGCCGAACGTGACCGGCAACCTTGGAACGGCCAATCTGTTCAAACAGGGAAACTAACTGGGCCCGCCGCCAACCAACAACCCTCGGCGGGCCCACCGACAAAAACAATTTACGAAGAGTACCCCCTCCTGACCCGTGTCAAGAACGTCCTCAATTCTGTTCAAAATACGGAAGAGTCCACGGGTAAGGCGCAGTATAAGATTCTTCAGACACCGCAGAAACCTGGTGCGCGCGGTCGTTTCGGGGCTTTCATGAATAAATTCAACTGGTCAAGTCTCAAGAACGAACCTCGTTTAACTGCGGCCCAAAAGAAGACTATAGATAAGATTCTCGTGTCTCTTCAAGTCCCGGCCCGAGACAAATTCAGGAACCGACCAGCCTTGAATTTTAATATCAAAAACACAAAGTTTCTCAAAGCGAATGGTTCCGTGAATATTGCCAAGGTGAATGGTGAAGTCTTGAAACGCTTACCCAAGAACAAACCCATTAAGGAAAATAACAACAACGTCTTCTACAACGCTCAGCAGCAATTTAATAACAACAACAAGAACCTCGCGGCCCAGATGTTCCGTCAGCACCGTCAGACTTTCGGAAACTAAATTTCTCGGTACATAGTACCAAATGGACTTCCAGAAGAAGATTGTCCCCTTTGCCGTTTTCTTCGTCGTGGCCAACCCAGCCACATTCAAGCTGACCCGGTCCGTGTTCGGCGCTTGGGTCGCGGCGGCTGACGGCCTCCCCACGACCGCGGGTCTGCTTCTGCACGCCCTGGTCTTCGTCATCCTGGCCCACTGCTTGTGGCGGATGATTTACGGAAAGAAGAAGTCGGGGTACAGCGGTGTTGTGTCCATTGCCACGACGGGCTTCGACGGTGAGGGTCAGTACATGGCCAGCAACGCTCGTGCCATCCAGGGTACGGAGATGCACCCCGCCTCCTTCGATGACGGTGCTGATTGCCAGTAAAATTCTCCGTATGTACTAAATGAGTCTCAACTATCTGATCCCCTTTGGCGCCTACGTGGTGATTGCTAACCCAGAGGCGTACAAGGCGGTCCGCGGTATCCTCGGAAACTGGGTCGCGAACGCAGAGGGTCTGCCAACGAATGCAGGCCTTGTGCTTCACGCAATTGTTTTCATACTCGTCGTTGGGTTTTTGATGCGTCTTTTTGTTGTTCACAAGTCGAACTTTTACGGCCCAAAGATGGCCGGCGAGTACTGTGACAACGGTGACGAGTGCTATCACACGTGCTATGGGGGACGGTGTAACTAGCCAGGGAACCCGCAGGGTTCACTGTGACACCCTCGGCTCAATTTCCTGTACATCCTGATTTATACAGGTTGGTTGACAGCACCGAGCCGGACAAGCGAACATGACATCATTGCTCAACACCGCGCATATTTGCGTCGGTTTGTCTTTCGGGGTTGTTGCCCCGGCGTTTGGAAAGCATGTACACCCAACAGGACACTGGGCACCAATCATGGTACTATCAGGAAGTGGAATTCCTGAGCTCGTCTCGTCAGGAGAGCTTGAGGGCCCCATATCCGGTGGATTGGTTAGTATCAGTATAACTGTTATGATGAAAACTATAAGAGTCGTTATGAAAAGAAAAATGGCGAACCCATTCATTTAATTTGTGTCAACATATTAAATGAGTGCTCTTCTTGCCATACTGGTCTTTGCCGCCGTGGCGAGCCCCGCGTCCTACAAGACGACCCGCCAGGTCGGAACCTGGATAGCTGGTCCAGACGGCGTGCCAACCATCCCAGGGCTTTTGCTTCACGGACTCGTCTTTGTGATTCTCATGGCCGTCTTGGGTGCCCTGTTCGGGAAGCGTTCAGGGTACCTCAGTGCCGGCGGTCTCACGTTCGAGACCCGGGATGATCAGGACGATCAGAATAACAAGCACTTCCAGCAGGACCGGTTTGTCTATTCCGTGACTGTCTGAAAAAAAGATTGAAGAAATACAAGAAATGAAGCTGAGCCGCGACTATGTCATCATAGCTCTTACGATTGTCGTTTTGTACCTGTTGTTTATGCGTCCACGTACTTCGTTCGCGAGTAAAAGCTGGAAATTCAATAGCACTCGGTGTGCAATTAACAATGACTGTTACAGTGTTGGAGGCAGATGCATGAATAACGGAGTCAAGGGGAAGTTCTGCGCGGTATATTCTTAGAACTCCTCGTCAAACTTCATTTCACCGCTCTCGGGCATAAACTTTGAATAATCGCCGACCCGTTTCTCGAAGAAATTGGTCTTCCCTTCCAACGAGATGTTTTCCATCCAGTCGAAAGGGTTCTTTGTTCCATAAATAGGTTTCTCACCAAACTGAGTCATCAGACGATCAGCTACAAACTGAATGTACTGCGTCATCTCCCCCGAGTCCATACCGATGAGCTTACACGGAAGGGCATCTGTGATAAATTCGCTTTCCACCTCACATGCCCATTGAACAATCTTGTGAATGTCCTTCGATGGACACTTTTCCTTCAGGTGCGAATACAGAGTCACAGCAAACTCTTGGTGAAGTCCCTCATCCCGTGAAATGAGCTCGTTACTGAAGGAAAGACCGGGCATGAGACCACGCTTTTTGAGCCAAAATATAGCACAGAAGGAACCACTGAAAAAGATACCCTCGACGCACGCAAATGCGACCAGACGTTGGGCGAACGGTGCGTCCGAAGAGATCCATGTCTGGGCCCACTCCGCCTTCTTCTTGACTGATGGGACCGTCTCGATGGCCCGGAACAGATCAGCCTTTTCAGCCGGGTCCTTGACCAACTTATCAATCATGAGCGAGTACGTCTCGGAGTGAATACTCTCGTTAAATGACTGGTACGCATAGAAGGACCGAGCCTCTGGGATCTGAACGTCCTTTGAAAAGTTCAGATCAATATTTTCCATCACAATACCGTCCGAAGCAGCAAAGAAAGCCAACACGTGTTTGATGAAGTGCCTCTCGTTAGCGTTCAGTTTGTCCCAATCCTTGAGGTCCGTAGCCAAATCAATCTCTTCAACCGTCCAGAAACTCGCAATAGCCTTTTTGTACAGTGCCCACAAGTCCGGGTACCTGATGGGAAAAGTTGTGAAACGGGATGTGCTGGCTGTCAAGATCGGGTCTTCCATTGTTACTAACACGTCAGACTTTTTTAACAGGAACTTAGAGATAATGTGTACTAGTACTATATGGACGTGGATCTTCGGCGTATCGCGCTACGAATCAAAATGCACAACATCTCGGGGAATGTTGTGCATCATAACGCGCTTTTGAAACGATTTTTGGAACAAAAAGGAGTCAAGTGTGAGCTCGTCAAGGGCTTTTGCGTCATCGCCGAGACGAAGGAGGCCTGTGAGCACTATTGGGTCCAAACTGAGGAAGGGCAGAACCTCGACCTAAGCTTCGAGGTGGCTAAACTCAAGAGCCCCGAACTCCAAGCTCTATATCCGGCTCTTCTAGATTCGATTGAGGGGATTCCGAACCTGATCCGTTCGGACGAAAAGGAGTTTGTAATACGTCACGAGAACGAGCGTCTCTTTGAACTTTTTCAACGAGACCCCAAAGCTTTTTGGCGCGAGGCTCCCCAAGACGTGAGAGATT